GCTGATGTTGGCACAGGCGGTCTTTACCTTAAAGGTTCAAATGAAATAGCACTTAGAAGCTCTTCTAATGAAAATATCTTTTTAGGATTAACCGATGGCCCTGCTTATGTATATCACAATGGCTCAGTTAAACTAGCCACCACAAGCACAGGCATTGACGTAACGGGTACAGTCACGGCTGATTCGGTTTGGGTTGATTCAGTATCAGGCGCTGGTGTGCATATTTCAGCAGCCGACCAAGCTAATGCTAGATTACGCATCGACAATCTTAATGGGCAGGCTTGGGATTTAATTGCAGGCACAGCAGGAGCTAGCAATTCTGGTTTTGGTATTTATGATAGTGACGCAGCAGCAAAGAGGCTTCAAATATCTTCAGACGGCGACATCTCCTTCTACGAGGACACAGGCACTACGCCTAAGTTCTTCTGGGATGCTAGTGCTGAATCTCTGGGCATAGGAACCTCGTCACCCGTGTATCCCTTAGTTGTATCCAACGGAGGCGCTGAAGGTCTTGAGTTCCCCGTGGGTTCGACCAATTATATACTATCGTACAATCGGAGTACCTCTGCCTACACTCCACTCAAAGTAGAAGCCTTAGATTTTACTGTCAGCACAAATAACGGCTCACCACGCCTCACCATCGACTCCAGCGGTAACGTGCTGGTGGGTAAGACTACTACAGCCATTGGCACACAGGGCATCCGCTTAGAAGGCTCAAAGGGTAAGATAGAAGCCACACGTAGCGGTAATGTTGTCACAACATTCAACCGCACAAGCAGTGATGGCATAATCTCCGAATACATGAAGGATGGTAGCAGCGTAGGTAGTATTGGTACTATTTCGTCAGGCGGCTCTCAATTAGCAATATCCAATGCAAATACAGGATTATGCTTTAGAGATAATCAAAGTGCGATATTGCCCTCTAGCTCCACAACTCTTCGAGACAATGCGCTTGACTTAGGCAACTCTTCTTTTCGCTTCAAAGACTTCTACATCTCAGGCGGTGTCTACTTAGGCGGGACGGGTGCCTCAAATAAGCTGGACGATTACGAGGGAGGCTATTGGACTCCTACGTTAAACGGAGTAAGCGGGTCGGTGTTTAAAAACTCATATATAAAAGTAGGAAACCAAGTAACTGTAACAGCCTTCTTTAGCTCAATTTCTTGGAATACTGGAGCTAACACTGTAGACGGCTTACCTTTTACAAATGGATATGGTCATGCTTCTGTTTATTCTCCTTCTAATTCAGTTGTAATTCAGCAAGCTACTGTAGACGGGACTCAGATAAAATTTAGAGCCGCAACAAGCGGAAGCAGTACATACTTACTGGTTGCGGCAACTTACATACAAGATTAATCAATTATTCTGAGTGGATTCTCAGATGGAGAAGTAACATGGTATTAACAAAAGAAGTAATCGTAGACAAGATCGAAGTGCTTGAGAACGGCACAGTGCAAGTACGCACAGCAACCCGTGTATTGGAAGATGGCGTAGTGCTATCCAGCTCATACCACCGCCATGTCTGTATGCCCGACCATGATTGCTGTGACGAAGATGCCAAAGTAACGGCGATCTGCGCTGCGGTACACACGCCAGAAGTCAAGGCGGCTTATGCGGCTATGTTAGCAGAACAAGAAGCTGAAATGGCTCCACAGGAGGCAGAATAATGACCACATTTAACTGGAAAATTAACAACCTTGAACGCTCCACAGCCGATGATTACGTTTTAGTCGCGCACTATGGCGTAGATGCTGTTGACGGTGAGCATAGCAAAGGCGCTTATGGCACTATTTCATTCAACCCTGAAACCATGCCAGCAAGCGCAGGCTTTGACTCACTGACCGAAGAAACGGTATTGAGTTGGGTGTTTAGCAAAGTCGAAAAGGACGTTGTAGAGGCACAGCTAGAAGCTGTTATTGCCGATATGAAAGAGCCAAAGGTAGCCGTGGGTATGCCTTGGGCTGTTGCTGAATAACTTATTAATAACACGCGGTTAGTCTTTAGCCGCGTCTCTGCCAAACAGAGGGAAGTATGGAAGCTAACGCTAGATTTGACAGACTAGAGGCCAAAATAGATAAGTTGTCAGACGCGATGGTTAAGCTCGTTGCGATAGATACGAAGATTGACGGCCTAATCTCGCACAACAACACACAAGACAATCGACTCAACAAGCACAGTGAAGAGATTGATCAGCACTCAGTTAAGCTAGCAGTAGTGTCAAGATCGAGCGGCGCTAATGAGTGGTTTGTTCGATTGTTAATCGCCGCCCTAGTTTCTGGCGTGGCGTATATGTTAAGAGGATAGGTATGTCGCTTATTTCATTGGATTTACCCGCAGGCGTGTATCGTAACGGTACTGACCTGCAATCAACGGGCAGATGGCGTGACTCTAACCTGGTGCGATGGCATGACAACACGTTACGGCCTATCGGCGGTTGGCGTACACGCAGCGACACAGCTAGCGCGGGTAAGATCCGTGGACTACACGCATGGATTGATAACAGCTCTGACCGTTGGATTACAGCAGGCAGCTACAATAAGTTATACGTGTATAACGCAGGCGGCACTCAGTTTGACATTACGCCCACTGGCTTAACTGTGGGTAATGAGGATGCGCTCAACCCCATTGGTTACGGCAATTCATTTTACGGGCAGGAATCCTACGGCATTGCTCGACAAGAAGCCTCTACCATCACGCCAGCGACTACATGGGCTATGGACTCATGGGGGCAGAATATGGTCGCGTGTTCCAGCTCAGATGGCAAGATATACGAGTGGCAACTAGCCACAGGTACAATCGCTGCGCCTGTAGTTAACGCGCCTGTAGGCTGTAGGTCGATTCTAGTGACTGAGGAACGGTTCTTATTTGCCCTTGGCTCTGGCGGCAACCCACGTTTGGTGCAGTGGTCAGATCGGGAAGATAATACCGTATGGACGCCTGCCGCAACTAACGAAGCAGGTAGTTTAGAGTTACAGACAAACGGGAGGATTCAGTGTGGCGTTAAAGTTCAAAACCAAACACTTATTCTCACTGATACTGATGCTCATGTTGCTACTTACAGTGGCCCACCTTATGTTTATGGCATTGAGCGCGTGGGTACGAGTTGCGGTATTGTCTCAGCTCAAGCTAAGGCCGTGGTTGATGTTGGGGCCTTATGGATGGGCCGCAGATCATTTTATACTTATTCTGGTGGCGCTGTAACAGAAGTGAACTGTGACGTAGCGGATTATGTATTTTCCGATATTAACCATAGCCAGATCAGCAAGGTTTGTGCGGTGGCTAACGCCAACTATGGTGAGGTATGGTGGTTCTACCCCTCTGGTAACTCAAACGAAAACAACCGCTACGTGGTGTTTAATTATAACGATGGCACTTGGGCTATAGGCGAAATCGCTAGAACTGCTGGCGTTGACTCAGGCGTTTACCGACAGCCTATTATCGCATCTGCGAGTAATAATAAATTATACGAGCACGAGGTAGGCTTTAACTACGATGGCGGTGAGCCATTTGCTGAGTCGGGGCCAATCTCAATGGGCAACGGCGAAAATGTAATATCTGTAACTAAAATGATACCCGATGAAAAGACCCAAGGCGATGTTGACGCCACGTTTAAAACTCGATTTTATCCCAACGATTTGGAAAGAACATACGGCCCTTATAATATGTCTAACCCTACCAGTTTACGTTTTACTGGGCGACAGGTCAGGATGCGCATTGAAGGTGTTAATGCTAACGATTGGCGTGTTGGCATTAACCGATTGGAAGTCGTGGCAGGAGGTAGACGTTGAGCCTCCTAGATAACCCACCTAAGCTGATAAACACGAACTGGCAACAGTGGTCGCAACGGACTTCAACGTGGCTTGCAAGGACTCGTAGCGCATTGCGTCATAAGGTCAATGGTGAGTCAGCAGCCGAGGATGGGGTATTACTATGGAGTCAAACAAATAAACACCCAGTTATCTCTGTTGATGGCGCTTTTGTGCCGATTCTAACTGCGCGTGGTTTTACGGTATCTACATTACCTACTGGCGTTATTGGACAGCGCGCTTATGTCACAGACGCATTATCGCCCACCTTTGGCGCTACCGTTATTGGGGGTGGTTCAGTGACTATACCCGTATTTAGAAACGCGACAGTTTGGGTGGTGGGTTAGCCTATGAATGAGCTAGAAAGATGCAGGAAATGGATAGAGGACGCACTTGCCTATTCCGGCGGTACACATACGTTTGAGGATGTCAAATGTGGTATAATCGAGGGGCGATCACAGCTATGGCCTGCCCCTAATTCTTGCCTAGTTACAGAGATTACAACGTACCCGCAAAAGAAGGTTTTGCATATATTTTTAGGTGGCGGTGAGTTGGAAGAAATTAAGTCTATGCAGCCAGACGTTATCGCCTGGGCTAAGGCTCAAAATTGTGAAAGTTTAACGATGAGTGGTCGCAAAGGCTGGTCAAAAGCATTAGCTGATATTGGCTGGAAGTCTCAGTTAGTGTTGCTAGAAAAGAGGTTTTAAAGATATGTCTAAGGGTGGATCAACGACCAGTAAAACAGAGATTCCAGCGTGGTTGGAAAATGCTGCGATTGAGAATATAAATAAAGCACGCAATGTGTCACAGCTTGGCTATACGCCGTACTACGGCCCAGACGTTGCTGCTTTTTCACCTATGCAACAACAGTCCATGCAGTCCACTGGTAATGCGGCTAGCGCCTTTGGATTGGCCCCACAAGGCTTTGATGCCATGGCGGGAATGCCACAGGCTCAAACATTTGCAGGCGGCGTACAAGGCTACTCTAGCGCCCCTCTGTACCAGCAAGCATTAGATCAGTTGCAAGCTAATCGACCAGGGCAGTATCAGGCGATGACGGATATGTTTATTGATCCGTTTACAGGCGCACCCGCGCAGGGCAGCTACAACGCCACACCCGCCCAGGTTGATCAGATGTTTGATCGCACCCCTGCTAATCAGCCCGATTACGCGATTAATATCAATAACTCATCTGCTGGCGATACAGGCGCTTATGTAGACCCAGGGATGAGCGCTACTGATACTATCGGCGGCGTTAACTATCCCAATACCCCACCCCCCGGTATGGTTGCTGGCTCAGGTGGCTTAATGAGCAATACGGATGCAGCAGCAGGCGTCGCAGGAAACTTACTGGACTCAAGTATATACGGTCAGATTTATGAAGGTATTACTGGTAATCCTTTGGCTGGTGGCTCCCCTGATGCGATAGTTTCAGAGCTATCTAATGAAGACTTAAAGCCTCCAGTGGTAGGTACGTCTAACGACTCAGCAGTGGATTATTCAACCATCCCTACTGGGGGAGCTGGTGGGCCAGCAGGTCAGTACCCGCCTCCACCACCCGCTAGTGATTGGGGTTACGATGATGATTACAGCGACCCTAACTTATGGGATTTTAGCGCAGCCGCTTCACCTGCTCCAGAGGTGGTGACTGCGGTGCCTGATACTACATTCCCAATGGGCGCGAAAGAGGATTTAAGCCTTAGTGCAACAGTCACACCTTACAGTGATTCGGCCGTAGAGGTTAGTACGGGCTTGCTGGATATGAAGGAATCTGAAAATGCTTTGCAGGCAGAGGCAGCTAGGCTAGATGCTGAAACTAAGAAAGAAGCCGCAGCAGCCAAAAAGAAGGCTGATAACTTAGCGGCAGCAAAGGCTAGGCAGGCAGCAGATGCTAAAGCAGCCAAGACTAGAGCTAAAGCCGAAGCCAAAAAGAAAGCTGATTATCAAGCAGAGCAGAAATCTAAGGCAGACGCTAAAGCAAAAGCAGAAGCAGCAGTTCAGAGGCAGTTAGACGCAGAAAAAAGAGCTAAAGCTAAGGAAGCAGCAGAGCGCAAGGCTAAGGCGAAAACTAGAGCTGAGAGAGATGCTAAAGCTAACGCAGAAGCTAAACGTATTGCCGACGCCTTAGAGAAGCAAACAAATGAGCTTGCAGCCAAGAAAATAGCAGACGCAGCTAAGAAAAAAGCACAGATAGAAGCGGCTACCAAAGCTAAGGAGGCTCAAGCTAGAAAGGCAGCAGCAGAAAAAAGAGCTAAGGCTCAAGCGGCTAAGGAAGC